AAGATTGTGATATATATATTAAATTATTAATTTCTTTTATTTCCTCATCTGATACCATGAAATAACTAGCGAATAAATCAGCTTCTATTTCCTGTCTTGATAGAGGAATGTTGGTTACACGTCTTAGAAAATGTATGTTAGATCCTTTATGTAAGATATAATGTCCTAACTCATGAGCTAATGTGTAACGTTGTTCTGTTGAAGATAGATTGTTGTTTATGTGTATGCAGTGGTATGTTATATTATCTATTTTCAAAGTGTGATACAAACCTTTATTTTCTCCAAGGTTTGCAAATTGTACAATTATTCCTAATTCTTTAATGATTTTCAATGGATCGTTTGTTCCGAATTCTTTTACAAGAGAAGTATAAGTCTCTTTAATCGTCAATTTTAGATTCTTTGTGACGTACCATAGCAATACGAGCTGCTTGCTCTATTGAAGCACGCACTAACTCCTTTGTAACTTCATCCATTGGTTCACCTTTATACATTAGGGTCTGTGTACTGTTTAAATTATTCATTAAATCATCTACAATTGTTGATATATCTTGATTTTTTGATTTCTGTGTTTTATCTTTAATTCTTTCTTCCATAAGATCACTACGAGAAACACCTAAATATTTACAAATCTTATCAACTTTATCCATTCTAGGAGCATTATAACCTTTTACATAATTATTAATAGTAGTATTACTAACTCCTATTGCATTGGCAATATCAAGTTGTGTTTTATTATTTAGTTTCAAATAGTACTTTAAATTATCAGAAAAAATTCTTTGAGTTTCTTTTTCTTCAATTTTATTATTCATACTCAAAACTCCTTTCTTATCTATCATTATAAACTTAAACTTGAAAAAATTCAATATAAAATTAAAAAAAATCAAGTTTTTTTTGAAAATATTATTGACATCAAGTTAAAGTTGATTTATAATTAAAGCATAGGTTAAGGAAAGAAGAGTGAATTAATTAAAAATGTTCCTCTGAATAAGAAAAACCTAAAATTATTAGCAAGATATAAGGAGGTAATATAGTGACATCAATCAAACTTACGTTAAAAGCAGCAAGAGTTAATGCTGGTTTTAAGCAAATAGACCTAGCTAAATTAATGGAAAAAAATGTTTCAACAATAATTAATTGGGAAAATGGTAACGGAAAAAATATTAATCTATATGATTTTAGAAAACTATGTAAGATATTAAAAGTAAATCCTAATGATATTTTTTTTAAAGATTAAATCAAGTTTAAGTTGATTTTAATAAAAGAGAGGTTGGAATGAGAATATTAAACTTTCTAAAAGGAGAAAAGAAAATGACAGTAGAACCAATGTATCTAATGGCCGAAAATAAAGTTTTTAGTGGAGAATATAGAGATACAGAAACTAGTGATACTTTTGATATGAAAGAGGAAGAGCTAATTAGAAATGAGGTCATTAATGTTTTAGCAAAACATAATGTTCCATATTGGAAAGCAAAGGTAATTCTTGAAAGAGCTAAAGTATTTCTTAGAAAAGAATCTGTAGTTCAAGAGATAAATAATGATTAATTAGAGGAAGGTGATTAAAATGTTCAATGCATATCAAGAAAAGTTAAATGAGCCTGAAAATTGGATTGAAAGAAGTGATCTAAGAACTTTTGTAAAGCTAGATGGATATGTAAAAAAATTCAATGATTACATTCAAGAGTTAGAGAGTTTAGATAATTCTTATGAATTCATGCAAGGAACAACTGAAACTAATATGACTTTCCATAAAGTGAGAGTATATAACTACATAAATGAAAAAGAATTAAATAAAAGACGTGAAAAACGTAGAAAAGGAGCATAAATAAATGAATAAACTTAGAAAAAGAAAATTCAATACTTATTATTGGACCTGCATTGTTGTAGCAGTATGCTTGCTAATAGTTAGCAATATTGAGTGGGAAAGGATTATATCGGGACTTATGGCATCAATAGCTATTCCATTTTATGGATTAGATGAAAGAGGAGCTTATGCATTCCCAGATGGTGACGAAGATGAATAAATTAAAGAAATTATTTGTTAGACGTGGATTTGAAGTAATAGAAGGTATGAATGGAGAATTACCTGTTAAGGCAACAATTCATAGTGCTGGTGTTGATTTTATTGCTAGTCAAGATATTCTTATCCCTGCTTTTAGGTTTAAAGGTGAAGCAACATTAGTACCTACTGGTATAAAAGCTTTTATGCCTAAGAATGAATGCTTGCTTATATTTGCTAGAAGTAGCTTACCTGTTAATCGTGGGTTAATCATGAGTAATGGTGTAGGTGTAGTTGATTCTGATTATTATAATAATCCAAAAAATGAAGGACATATAATGTTAGAATTTAACAATTTAACTAATGAGCATTTAATAATTAAAAAGGGTGAGAGAATCGGTCAGGGGATTTTCTATAAAGTACCTAAAGTAAGTTATGGAGTACGATTGAAAGGAGATAAACGAGGTGGAGGCTTTGGAAGTACAAACAGATCAAAATAAACAAAATTTTAATGAGGTTCAATTAAAAATGTATAATCATGTTTTATATTATGGTGTGAGAATTGAACCTTATGTGGAAGATAAGTTTCCAAAAGAATATGAAACACATGAATTATTTGAAGTACTAGGTGCATATTTTACCAAAGCAGCTAAAGTACTAAAAGAACTGCAGTTAAAAGAGGAGTGATCATTAATGAATATTCCAGATTTCAGAGCTTATGTGGATAAAAAAATATATAAAGTAGTTGGTTGGACGGGTGATTTTATCATGCTTAGTAGGAAATATGAAAGCAAGTATGTTCAATCAATAAATGTAAAGAAAAATGATGTAATTATACTGTATGGCAGTAATCTTAAAGATAAAAAAGGTAATGAAATTTTTAGTGGAGATATAGTTAAAAATTCTGATAAGGATATTGGGATAGTAAGGTTTAAAGATGGTACTTTTGAAGTAGATTTTAAACAGTATATTCCAGCTCAATTAGGATTAATAAATGATGATCTAGAAATAATAGGAGATATTCATAGAAATAATAAATTACTAGATAAAATTATCGATAAAGATAAAAGGGTAGTTTGCATGAATAAAGTTGAAAAAAGATTGTCCAGAAAAAGGAAAAGAACGCCTAAAAAAGACGTTCAATGATTAGTTAATTAAATTATATCTTAATAAATATAAAAAAGCAAGAGATTATAAACGTAAAGTAGGTGATAATTATGTTGCTATTTGATGAACAGCCAATAGTTTTTGATAGGACATTGGCAAGAGAAATAGGTGATAGACACGCTACAGTATTGCAGCAAGTTCACTATTGGATAGAAGTTAATAGGAAAAAGAAAAATAAAGAAGTCTATAAAGATGGATATTATTGGACTTACAGATCTATTAAAAAATGGCATGAAGAAGAATTTGATTACCTATCATTCTCTACAGTTAGAAGAACATTTGATGACTTAATAGAAGATGGATATCTAATTACTGGAGAGTATAACAAGTTCGGAGCAGATAGAACAAAGTGGTATAGGGTGAACAAAGATAAAATTAGTAAACTTTATGAAAAAATTACTAATGAAAAACATCTGTCAAATATGACAAATGCAAATGCTCAAAATGAACAAATGGAAATGTCCAAAATGAGCAGTTCTGAAATGCTCATTTTGAGCCAACCTATACAAGAGAATAAAAAGAGATTAAATAAAGATAATAATATATCATTTCAATCTGATAATAATATTATATATGTTAATCAAAATGAAAAAGTGAGTGAATTGAATGATTCAAAAAATATAAATGATAAGTCGTTTAGAAAATACAACACACAGTATTTCAAAGACAGCTTTGGGTATTCCCGAGTCAGCAAGAATAAACAGGTAGAGCTTGATAAGTGGATTAAATATGCCGTTGATATTTGTCTAATGCCTCCTGATGCAAAATTACACATTGGGAAACAAGGTGTAACTGCAGGAGATGTAGTTAAGAGATTAGCAGAATTGAGGTATGAGCATATTGACTATATTTTTACAAGATTAAGCCAAGTTAGTTATCCTACTAATCATAAAAATTATATGTTAGCAGTACTATATAACGCTAAAGAGCAATATGAAAGCAGTAAGTCGACGTTCACTGGTGGAAATAATGCTCAAGGTAGATATGTAGCACCAATGCCAGATTATTTACAAGAAAGAGTGAGTAACAGAGGTAGGAAGAGTAAAGAAAGAATTGTTACTGAAGAGGATGAGGCAGCATATAATGCCTTAATGCAGGAATTACACGGAAAAGAACGCAGTGATGTTTGATGATAATTTCTAATTAGGAGGTTATCAATTTGGAGTTTGTTGAACCGTTAAGAACTCAAGAAGAACTAGATGCAATGAATTATTATTTTAAGAGTAGGAGTGAACGAGATTATTTACTTTTCTACATGGGAATCAACGTAGCATTTAGGATAAGTGATCTATTAGGACTGAAAGTTGGAGACGTAAGAGGTAGAGATAAAGTCAGAAGACGTGAAATGAAGACTGGTAAGTTAAGAGAGATGATTATATTACCTAAATTAAAGCGAGTGTTAGAAGAATATTGTGCAGATAAAGAGGATGAAGAATATTTATTCAAATCAACACGATATAAGAACTCTAATAGGCCAATAACGAGAACACAGGCTTATAGAATACTAAAGACTGGTGCGAGAGAGTGTGGAATAAAGAATATAGGCACTCACAGCTTCAGGAAAACATTTGGATATCATTTCTATAAGGAAAGTAAAGATGTAGTTACACTGATGAAATTATTTAATCATCATGATCCTAGTATCACATTAAGATATATAGGAATTGAAAGAGATGAGATGAGTAAAGCCGTTAAAAAATGGGGTGGTTTGTAACCTCATTTTAAAAATAATTTCTAATATGTAACGATTAAGGGAA